TCCTCGTCACCGCGCAGGAGCGCCGCCACCTCGATCAAAATTCTTTCGGCGTAGATCGTTTCTGTTGCCTGAATCAATACCATAAGAATCTCCCATGCTATGCCGGCACGGGAGACGCGATACACTATCCCCAGCACCGGCGCAATCGGTGCGAATGAAGCGTCAGGTCACTCGCCTGACGCTTTGCCAATTATAGCACAATCAGCAATCACCCATCAGCAATCGCCGTTTCCGCTGCCGCCGCCTCATTCTCCAGCGCCGCCAGCGCATTGCGAATCTGGTACGGGTCGTCATGTTCAAACGGATCGGGGATTTCTTTGACCTTTGGGGTTATAGGTATCTCTACCGGCACCCACTCGATCACCCACTGCCACCGCCGCCGGCCACCACCCCTACACCATTTCGCCATGATCATCTCCCTCGCTGCAAATGCGCCACACGCCGCCCTCATCGACCACCGGTAGCACGCGGCTGATCCTGGCCAGCAACTTCGCCGCCCCGGAGTGCGTGATCTCCAACTCCTCCGCCACCTGGCGCACCGTCATCTGTCGGCCCTGCAATAGCCTGGCCGTGCAAAGTGCAATCCGTTCTGTCGGCAACATGGAATCGTACACAACGCCTCCCGCTACTCAGGCGGCCCGCTCTCCCCGACGCCCGCCTGCTGCAACCGCCTGCGCAGCGCCACCATATCCGAGCCTGCCACCACGCACCGCTCGCCGCGGGCGAGAATCTGCAGCGCATGATCCACCGTGGCGCACTCGGTGCGCTGCCGCGTCGTCGGCTGGCACGTCAACTCATAGCCGTGCACCTGGCACACATACGCCGTCGTCGCCCCGCCTGATATCGCCATGCTTACAACTCCCTGACATCCCGTTCCTCATAGACCGAGCGCCCAGCATTTGGATTCGCCAGATTCGCCCGCCCGATTGCCATCACTGCGGCCACAATCCCGTCGATGCGCCCGCTGCTCTTCGCCTTGTCCGGCTTCACATTCCCCGCCGGGTCCTGCCGTGCACTCACGTTGTCCGCCATCCAGCGCAACACCGCATTGCCACCATGCGCCACGCCCTGCGAGAGCACCAGCCGCAGCAGCTCCTTTGACGGCCCGGAGAGGCTGGCAAACCCCTGCCGCATCTCGACCATGTTGATCCCGTCGCCAACCAACTCCACCGAGAGCTGCGTCGCATTCCATGGATCATAAGCCACTTCCCGCACGTCATACCGTTCGGCCAACTCATTGATCCGCTGCCGGATGTACCCGTAGTCGATCACATTGCCCGGCGTCGCCTCCACCAGCCCCTGCCGCACCCAAGTCGAGTACGGAACCCGGTCCCGCCGCTCCCGCTCGACCATCGACTCCGCCGGAATCCAGAAGAACGGCAGCAGGTGGACCGGCTCGCCCTCGGCCTGCGGCGCAAACGCCAGCACCAGCGCCGCAATATCCGTCGTGCTGGCCAGATCCAGCCCCGCCCAGCACGGCCGCCCCGCCAGATCCGGCAGCGCCCCGTCGCACGCATCCCACGCCGCCATGTCGATCCAACGATTCTCTTGCTGCGTCCACTGGTTGAGGTACAAGCGCCGGAAGGTGTTCTGATAGGCTGGCGACTCTAGCGCCACGCGACACTCTTGCGCCAGGAATCCCTCACGCACGCTGACCCCGTAATTTGGATTGGCCTTGCGCCAGGTCGCCGGGTTCGTCCAATCGTCCTCGCTCTCCGCCGCAAACACCGCCGCCAGATAGGTCGGATCATCGATCACCCCATTGGCGACCTTCAGCGCATACTCGTGCTGCTCCCAACAAATCGAGTTTCGGTCATAGCCCGCCGTGGTGATCATGATCATCAACGGCTGCGCACGCTTGCCCATCGCCGTGTTGAGCACGTCGTACAATTCCCGGTTTGGCTGCGCGTGCAGCTCGTCGAACACGATACCACTTGGATTCAGGCCGTGCTTCGTGTACGCATCCGACGACAACACAATGTATCGGCTGCCGCTAGCGCCGTACTCCATGGTCTTGTTGCGGTACGCCCGGATGTGCTTGGCCAAGTACGGCGACGCCTGCACCATCTTCTCCGCCGTTTCAAACACGATGCCCGCCTGCCCCCGGTCAGCCGCCGCCGAGTACACTTTCGCCGATTGCTCGCCATCTACAGCCAGCAGGTAAAGCGCCAGCCCAGCCGCAAATGTGCTTTTCCCGTTGCCTCTCGGCACCTCCAAATAGAGTTTGCGATACTGCCGCAACCCGCCCGCCTTCCGCCCGAACACCTCCCGCACGATCGCCCGCTGCCACGGCTCCAGTACAAACGGCCGCCCCGCCATCGGCCCCTCGATGTGAACCAACATGCGATCAAAAAATCTTTCCGCAACGGTCGCTGCTCGCTCGTCGAAATAGTTCATTCATGCTTTATGGCGTCCACGTCAGCGAAGAGAATATCAGCCAGGCTCAACTGCTCCGACTCCTTCTCTGGCAGCCGTGCCCGCGCCAGTGGCGACGCCCCAAGCTGCTGCGCGTTGGCGCGTATCTGCTCGCTCGCCGTCCGCAGCACAATCAGCAGCGGGTTTTTGCGCATCTCCGTTCCATCGCCGTGCGCCGTGTCCGGCACCGTCAGCCCCTCGTTTGGCGTCCGCTCCGCTTCCGCCTTTGCTAGGCCAAGCCCCGCATAGGCCGCCTTCGCCACCGCCGCCCAGCGCGCCGTGTCCTCGAGCAGTGCAGCGTCGCCAGGCTCCAGCCCGGCAACATCCCGCGCCAGCCGCCGAAAAATAGCATCGGCATCGTCGGGCAACTGTCGGAGTCGCTTACCCTCCGCCGTCCGCGCCGATCGTGTCCGTTTCGCTACTGGTCCCCTGCTACCCATGCGCTATTCCAGGCCATCGCACTTTTACTCCAAAACTGCGCCTCTTGTGTGCAAATGGGGGCGGGCGGTCTAGAGGCTCAAAGCCCCAGACATCGCCACCCCCCTACCCGCCGCCCGCAGTCACTCGACTATGGCACACGTGACACAGCGGCAGCAGGTTGCCCCACTGGTCGCTGCCACCGTCGCGCCGTGGCGTGACGTGATGCACGTCCGTGGCGGGCGTGACCCGGCCCGCCTGCTGGCAATGAGCACAGAGCGGATGTGCAGCCAGGTAAGCAGCACGCACACGCTGCCATCGGCCGCCATATCCACGCTGGGCAGCCGTGCCGCGCTGCTCGTCATGCTCGGCAGCGGACGCACGCCGCAACGGGCCGCACACGCTGCACACGCCAGCCTGCACCAGCCCAGCGCAGCCAGGTCGCCTACACGCCGTCGGCGGCTTCGTCGGCATTCAACACACGATGCAGCGCCTGCTCAACGTGACGCAGCCGCCGCTCCAACATGGCGATCCTACGCTGGTGATCGTCCGCCTGGGCGTGCAGCCGTTCGGGGCCGGTGCGCAGGTCGTAGTCTGCCGCCGTGCGCAGATGCTCGCCCGGCATCGCATACTCAAAATCATCGAAGTCGATCATGGGAGTCAACTCCTATTGCGAAGTGGGGCGAGTCGCCGGAACTCGCCCCACCCCACACAACCCACACAAACCAACAAGGAGAAAACCCGCAACAGGTTGATCAGCGACCTTGGGGCGCTACCATGCCGGCCAGCGCACCCACGGCGACGCTACCCAGCACGATGACCGCCTCCGGCAGCGCCTTGTCAATCCACGCCAGCGCCACGCCGCCGACCACAGTCAGCACGCCCAGCAAGGCCAGCGCAATCACGACAATCATGTAGATGGTTGGCGCCCTCGACGACTGCTCGACAGGCTCCGGTAATGCCATCGGACTACTCATACTCAGCCTCCCGTAACAACACAGTTCCGACGATATGTGTACACAGCACCGCCGCCACCATGATCTCGGTGGCTCGCCATGTGACCAGCGCACACAGCACGATGACCACGCCAGTATTGACCTGCAACAGGGCCGGGATGGGCCGGGCGTAGTGCCCCAGCACCAGCCCCACCAGGAGCAACAGGAAAAACGCACCCAATGCGAAATAGGAGAGACCCACGAGGATTTGCCGCCGATTGTAGGCGATCAGCCCAAAATAAATAAATGCGGGAAACATGAGGAAATAACCGAAAGCTCGAATCGCTTCATCCATGCTCATGGCATCCTCTGCGCAACCAACAAAATCAGCAACATCAAGCTGATCACCATCGACACCGCAACGACCATCCATTGCATTCTACTCAGCGCACCGTTAGTCTGGCGTTGATAGTAGCGCAAAATGAAATCGAGTTCATCCTGTTCGGCGAGCAGAATTTGGTGCATGTGCATTCCAGACGTTCCCGCACCCTGCTGCGCCTCTAGCTCCAACTGCCGTTCAATGGCAGACAGCTCAGCCGTCAACCAACGCAAACGCCGCTGCAACGCCGGGAACTCTCGAACGGTCATTTCATTTCCTAGTATACTACAACATCAAACCATTTGACACAGTATAATTTAGTTATTGTCCTTTCTATAATCGTAAAGTTGAGCGGCGATCCTGCACGCCAACAAAAAACCGCCCGATCCATCTGTGCGGATCGGGCGGCGTGTGAAGCGGCGCTTTGTGGTGGCTATTCCTTTTTCTGTTCCTTTGCCTGATAGTGACTGACCATCGGATCACGTTCCCCGTGCTCGCCTAGCGTCTGCGCCGCCATCCTTTCGATGGCGAGCGTGAGCACGGCTGTCTGCGTGAGTCCGTGTTCCGTACACAGGCGCTCGATTTGCGCCTGTGTGTATGCGGTCAACCTCATTGAGGTGTTTTTAGGATTCATAGTTTCCCTAGATTCCGTATCTTTTTCGCCAGATACGGAACTCCTCTTCTGTCATGCTCTCCTGATACTGCACCCCATCTTCATCGGTGAAGCGCAGATCCGGTTTTGCCGACACGGTGTAAATTCTGACCTCGCCGGCATCGACGGTGGCGACGATTTGGTCACCGTCGCTATACTGTTTGCGTGCAATTTCCATCTCAATCTCCTTCTTGCCGCTTCCCCCGGTGGCTACGGCTGACCGGGTGTGATTGGTTGCGCCCTACCGCACGGTTGCGGCGGGCAGTCCCCTTTTGGGGATTAGTGCCGGATTTACCCCTCCGGCTGGGGGCGGTACTACCGGGCGACACGGAGCTTCTCCACGAAGGAGTCTCCTTCTCCGTCCGTTCTCACGTCCACATACGGGAACGGAGGTGGTGTGTTTTGGTATGCTATGCACACCACCCCCCATCCGTACTTGTAGTCCGGGACTTCCCGGACTACTTTTTCGCGCAAGTCCTTCTGTAATCTTTCCACTCCACCGATCGTCTCTCTCGCCTCGATCCCTTCAGGCGAGGAGTCCCTCGAGTATCCGCCATGACTGCGCCAGTCGCGGTCAAAGCTAAGGTGAACCCATTCTACACCGTTGGACTGCATGCAATCCAACACATCCTTTCGGTTAGCAATTGCGTAGTTCATAATGCTCCTTGTTGCCGCTTCCCCCGGCTTCCACGGCTGGCCGGGTGTTGGTTGGTTTAGGCGGCGCTATTCTGCGCCGCGTAGTAGTCGATCATCCGTTCCTGCTCGCCTTGCACCATGAGTTGATGGTGCATCCGGTCGATGGCAACGATCACCGTTTGTGTCGTTGTCAGCCCGGTCGCGGCGGCTAACTCCTCTAGCTGCGTTTGTGTCAGGCGGGGGAGTCTGACGTTGTACTGGCGGCTGTCTGGTGTGTTCATGTCAATCTCCCGTGTATACCCAAAGCGGGAGCGATTCGGGCCAGTTTTCCAGGCTCCCATCATTCCAGAACGGATCACCCTGGGCGTATTCCCATCCGACAAAACGAAACTCTTCAATGTCGGTGCTGTAGTCTGCCGGGTTGTCGCCGTGCTTGGCGGCTTCGGTGCAGTATTCCTCAAATGTCATGCCGGTATCGTAGCCGGATTCGTTCAGTATTACGGTTTTCATGATTTCCCATTTCGCCGGGATTCGCCGCCCGGCTCGGCTTTGACCTCTGTTCTATTTATGCGCTCGCATCATTTCTCTTGCCGCTATTAGTGCATCTTCCAAATGGCGATACGGTAAGCGGACAAAGACCTGGCGGTTGCGCAACTCAATCTCTGGCATATATCCGCTCTGGATTTCCTTGACCCGCACGATAACGTTCCCGTGCCATTCCTCAGCTACTACCAGCTCACTGTCCATCTGCTGCATTGTCATCTTTCATTCTCCTCATTTGCCTTGTCGGGCTACTTTGTTTCACCCGCATGTCTATATCTAGTATAGTACTACGCTATACAAATGTCAAGAGGTTTTGACGAAGTGCTCGAAAATTTAACATTTAGCCAAAACCGATTGCCAAAACCAAAAACAGTATCCAGCCGACGACGGCGATGATCGTCAGCCAGGTGTCTTCGCTGTCGATGTCGATCCACTCTGAGATAATCCAGCGTGATCGACCTACCTTGCCGCGCTTGCTCATTCTATCCGCCGGAACGAACCGTCTACCTCATCATCATCCATTGTCAGCCAAGCCGGTGCGGATGGTTGGCGGCTCTCGGTGCGCTGCGCATCCAGCAGCAATCTGGCCCGCTGGTCAGCCACCTTGCGCACGTCTCGGTCGTAGTCCAGTTCGGCGCGTGCGCGCATCGCCTCAATCTGTGCAGCGCTGCGATTGACGGCCAAGCGGCGCTCTTCAACGTCGGCAATGTTAGAATGAAAATCGGTTGCCGTGCGCATCGTGGAGCGCATCACGCCGAACGCAAACATGCCGCCCCAGGCGAACACGACTACGCCGGCCAGCACACCCAGCGCACCAGCCGCCCAGTTCGCTCCAAAGCGAGTTTCAAGCCACCAAGCGGCTAGGCCGACGATTATCAGGATGACGACCAGCAGCGCTACCCGATCCCAGTTCGTTGTGCGCACGTGGCGGATGTCGCCATCTGTGTATTCTTTCCGGCTCATCTTCTACTCCTTCGTGGTTTGCGTCCACGGCTAGACTGGCGCAGCGGTTCGTCACCTACGCCCAGCATTGCACCAAAAATGTCAAAGACACCCTCGACCGGCGTCGCTGCTCTTGCCCGTTTTCCACCTGACCACGGCGGAGGCGCGCCATCGTGTTTGGCGGCGCGCTGATAATTCGCCGGGTCGATGACGCTAATCAGCGACATTCCAGAGCGCAACAAAACGTATTCCGCCCATGCCGCCTGCTTCGCATTCACCCACATCCAGCGGCGGTAAACCTTCCGCTTTTTACCGTTCGCATCCGGCTCCAGTTCGCTGGCAATAGCGCGGCCATAAGCATGGATCGCATAGCGGCGCAGAGTGTTTTCTACCAGGTAGCCGTTTGTGTCGTACCATTCAATCTTGCGCAGCCTGCCATGTTTAGCGATTCCGTGCAGAAAATCTATCCAGCCGATAATGTCGATGCGGTAGAGGATGTTTTCGATTCCGACACTAATCGATTGCATATCCATTATCTCGCTCCTAGTTTCAAAATCGGCGCTACTTCAGGCTGTGACAGCGCCTCGCTCACCCATCGATGCGTATCAGATGATTTGCTTCCGTACACAGCGACGATCAACTGATTAAGACTTCCCAACTCCGCACGCATCCGGCGTATTTCTACCGCTTCGGCTGGCGTCGGTGCGCGGCGTGGCAGCGGAAACGTCACACCGGTGCGCACTGGTGCGGGTACGCTCGTTTGTGGCGCCGGCAGCACTTCTACCTCTGGCGCACCAGTGCGCACCGGTGCGGACGCACCACTTTCGCACCACTTTTCCCGCACCACCCGCACCAGCCCGGCGACCGCCTCGGCGTTGAGGTTGTAGGCCTGCAGCCGCTCGATCTGTGAGCCGTCCACGTAGAGAAACGCACCCGCACCCGGCAGCAACTCCGCCCCGGAACCCTTGCGCCCGGTTGCAAGTGCGGCCGTCTGTGCGTCCATGACTTGCCCCACTAATCGCACGCTGTAGTTCGCCTTGTCGCCGATCAGCCGCACGGCTGGATGCTGCGTGGCTGCGATCACGTGCACCCGCTTGCTGCGGCCAATCGCCAGGATCGAGGAGAGCAGGTCAAGCGCCGTCGTTTCCAGTTGCGCCAGCTCATCGATCACCAGCACCAGCCGCGGCCACTCACCCACGCCGGCCAGCACCCGCCGCTGCAACTCGACGTGCACGCCGGTCACGACGTGCCGGGCGTCGTCGGCTAGCCACGCCGCCGATTCGACGTGTGGCAACGTGGCGAACGGTACCAGGTCCTCGTTTTTCAGATCCACCAGCACCAGCCGCAGCGCATCCGGATCGGCGTTGTAGGCCAGCGACGATAGCATCATGCGCAGCATGGTGCTCTTGCCGCTGCCGGTCGTGCCGGCCACCAACACATGCGGCTTCTGCGCCAGGTCGATCACCAGGTCGTGCGCACTCGCTGCGCCGTAGATGCGCCCGGCCACCATGCGCCCGCCGCCAATGCGCATGGTGGCATTACGCCAATCCAGCGGTGCGGGTGACGGGTGCGCCACTTCCAGCGCAAGCGGCATTTCACGCAGGCGCACCGGCGTGGGCCTGCGGCGTGCTGCGCTCAATCGCTCCGACAACTCCGGGAGCAGGCGTTGCACGTCGCTGATTCGCTGCGCCGGGCCAGTGCGCAGGCCATACGCCACGAACGACGATCCGGCGACCGTCGTCCATGCCGGTTTGGTTCCGGCGTCCACGCCGAACGCCGAGAGGGTGTTGTTGATGATCGTGATCTCCTGCGTCAATTGTTTCTCCAGCATCGGGTATCTCCAATCAAAAGGCGGATTGCCGTCGCTGCAATCCGCCTGTTACAATGCGGTGAGGAGCGGCGACATCGCTCCTGTTGCCGGGGCTGGCTGGCTCGGAGCCAACCCCGGCGTCTATTGGTCGGCGCTGCGTTTGCGCCGCACATGTTGCTCAATCTCAAAATAATTCCTCGACAACAGCCGCCGCGTGAGCTGCGCGTACACCGCCTGCAAATTCCCGTGACGGCGCTCCACGTCCGCCAACCTCCGCCGCACGGCCTCGACCTCTTCGTCGGCCAGTTGCAGCCAGCACTCGGCCTCCTCTGCCCGCCGCTGCTGGCGCTTGCACTCTCGCTCCGCATCCAGCCACATCCACGTCAGCACGCCGCTCAGTGGAACCAGCAGAGCGATCACGAACAGCAACCAATCGTTCACGCTGCCACCTCCATCAAGCGCCGGGCAATCCATTCGACAACCGGTACGGCGACGGCGTTGCCGAGCATCCGATAGCGGGCGCTGTCGCTCTGGCTGGCTGTCCAGTCATCCGGGAACCCCTGCAACCGCTCGCACTTGGTTGGCGTCAGGCGTCGCACGCCGGATTGCGCCACCAGCGGAGCGGCATCACCCTTACCCGTTCCGCCGCTCTGCGCCTTCAATGGCGATACGATGGAGTCCGGCGCTCCTCTCCCGTTGCGGGCGTAACGAGACTCAAAAGTGATCCAGGTATCGTTGTCCAAATCCTGCCTGCTATGGTGGCTGCCCAGCGGGTTGGCGATCAGCGTGTCTTGCCCCTGTCGCCCGCTGCCGAATTTGCTACCTCCAGCGCCTGCCGCAAGCGCATAGGCAACGGTTTCCCCCGCCTCTCCGCCCGCCTTAGGATTCCACGACATGCGCGAGCGGAAAGATAATATTTCGGCGGCGCGTCCGGCTGCACCACCTCCGCAAGCGAACACACCGAATACGCGCCGTCGGCGCTGTGCAAGGCCAAAGAATTGAGCATCAAGCATTGTCCACGCTCCGTGATACCCGATTGCGTCCAGCGCCATGAGGACGCTTGCAAAGTCTTTGCCGTTGTTGGAAGAGAGCAATCCGGGAACATTCTCCCAAACGACATAAGCAGGTTTACATTCATCAATAACCCTCACCATCTCAAAAAACAGGCTAGAACGATTGCCAGTGAACCCGGCCCGCTTGCCCGCTACGCTCAAATCCTGGCAGGGAAACCCGCCGACGATGACCTCGGCCTCACCCAGCCGGGCGTGATAGTTGCGCACATCGTCAAACTGCACCACGTTCGGCCAGTGCTCCGCCAACACAGATCGGCACTGCGGATCGCTCTCCACCTGCGCCACGACTGCGCACCCGGCGCGCTCGAATGCCAGATCAAAGCCGCCGATACCGGCGAACAAACTGAGCAATCTCATCGCAGGCTCACAATCTGGTACTCAATCCGCACCGCCCGTCCACCCGGCAAAATCGCCCGCCGCACCTCAGTGCGTGCGCTCGACTCCACCACCGGCAAACCTTCCCGGAACCAATTGTTGAGTTCCCGATCCTGCATCATCACCTCGATCTCCTCCTCCCGGCCTTCTGTCCAATCGACCTTATTCGCCCGGTAGCGCACCGGCAGCCCGGCCAGCAGCAACAGCCCGTTCCACGAATGGCCGTGCTCAGCCAACTGCGTCGGGTGCGGCAGGCCTGCCCGCCGTTCGACCTGGTAGCGCACCCGCGTCACCGGCCCGGTTGCGCTTAGTTCTCGCAGGAAGTCCAGCACTTCCGCCAGCTTGTCGGGGTTCATGACAGCACCCCCCAACCGTCCTCGACCGGCTGACCTTCCAACAGAGCCATCTCCCGCCGGAGATGTTTGATCAACTTCTCTAGCTCCCGCTGCGCTGGCAGCGTTTCCGTAAACGAGCCGGTCAGGTTGCCGTACTCGTCAAAGGTCGTGATCGTCTGGCTGTACACGTTGATCAGCCGTGCCATCCTTGCGATCCGCATGTCCGGGATCGCCTCCGTCCCGGCGTCAGGCGTCAGCACCTCGGCGATCTCGTCCGGCTGCGTCACGGCCCACTCCGGCAGCGGGCGGTCGCCATCGACCACAATCGGTTTGGCTCCATACCCAAGTGCCAGTCTGATACGCGCAAACAGTTCGTCAAGCTCGTCGAGCGCCACTGTCTCGGTCGAACGATTGCGCAGCGCATCCACCAGGTAAACGCTACCCCCATCAAAGCGCGGCGACCACGTGCCGATCAAATCGTCCGGCATCTCAAACCCTGCGACATGCATCGGCAGCACTTGAGCGTCATCGGCCTCTTTCTCTGCATACGCCGCCCAGTCCTCGTCAGTCCACTCCGTCAGTAGCTTGCCGGTTGGCGTCCCCCCCTCTCCCTCTCTCCCACTCTCCGCCGGCGGCGCATCAACCCGCTGTTCCTTCTGACTCGCCAGATTGTGCAGCGCCGACACCTCCTCAATCGGAATCTTCGGCTGCGGTCCGAACGGCGTCCAGTACACGCCCGGCGCCGGCAGGGTTGCATCGTGGCGGATCGGCGCCTTCTTGGACCGGTGCTGGTCGATCACTGCTCTGGCCTGTGCCTTCGTCACATCGTCGCCGGCCTGCGACCGCTGAACTACCTCATTCACCGCCGCTTCCGGAACCGACGGAGACGCCAGCAGCCCAAGCACGCTATAGCTCAAATTCCCAACCGGTTGGGAATTTGCCCCAAAACGCCGAGCAATGTTCATCATTGTCTGCGCTGTCGAATCACTCATAGCGAATTCCGTTTCCAGCCAATCGCCCCACTGCCCGTGACTCAGGCTCTCCTTCACGGCGATCAGATGACGGCCAGCCTCGACCACCGCTTCGTTGGCGCGGCGCTCATTGCGCTTGATCTCAATCGTGTGCTCGATCACCGCGCTGGCAGCGTCACCCAGCTTGCTGTAATCCCACCGCAGCCCGGAGCGTAGTTCAGTCGTTTCGCTTTGGGCTGGCATCAGTTCATCCAAAATGTTTATTGGCGTTGGTTGTCTCACAACATCCTCCCAATTTTTTCGTAGGTGCCTATGATGACATTCATCCCAGAATCACGCCTTCGTATCCGTCCGGGATATAGCGACTGCGCAGATCGTCCGCCTCGTCGCAATGCCGCAGCCATAGCGACGTCTCCCGATCAGCCGGTGTGATCTGCGGCATCCCGCCGCGGCTCAGCCGAGAGGCGAGTACATACACTCCTCGCACCTTGCCCGCCCGGATGTCATCCAGCACGGCGAACGCATGTGCTGTTACCTGCTCAAACGCATGGCGGCGTGCAATCCCCTCAGCGGTTGCGGCGTCCATGCCAAATTCCTCGTCGGTCAAAAACGCCAGCGTGCGCTGCTGATCCGCCGTTAGCGGTTTCCCCCCAGACCCCCCAGGTAGGTTGGTAGGTTTTAGATCTACCTGCCTACCTACCAACCTACCTACCTTATAGTGATCGTCAGGCGCGCGTTTCGCGCGTGTGGCGCGCGCCGTGCGCGTGTCGTGATCAATTTGATCGTCTGGCGCGCGCTCGGTGTCGTCGTTTTCCGTCAATGCGCGCGTCTCGTGATCAATTTGCGCGTCTGGCGCGCGCTCGTCATCCTCATCGGTGATCACGTCGTGATCAATTTGCGCGTCTGGCGCGCGCCGTGCACGTGTCTGCGGCGTATAAAAGGTCACGCTGACGACGGCGTTGCGGCGATACCACAACACGCCAGCGTCATGCAGTTTGATCAGGTGCGCCCGCGCTGTCCCATCTGACTCCGTGCCGACGATGGCGCGCAACTGCTCGTAGGTCAGCACCACCGCCCCAAACCCGTTGGCGAGCCGTGCCAGCCGCACGGCTGTCCGCCACACGTTTGCGCTCAAATCTGCTTCATCCAACATTGCGATCAAGTCGTTCATTCCGTCCTACCTCATCCACGCCAGCGCCAACAGCGCCACGATCCAGCCCAGCCCGGCCAGCCAGCACAGCGTATCGCCGCTGACCCTCGGCCACATTCGTCGCCGGCGGATCAGCGGGTAGCGCCGATAGCGTCGATACAGATCACTCATTGCTGCGCTTTGCCACTGCTGGACACAACATCGCTGAACACAACCCTGCCTCTGCGCATCTGAACCTTGCCCCCGTTTCGCAATACTGTACATCGCCTGTGCCATACCTAACGAAACAGCGCCCAAGCCCAACCTGGCTAAACTTCACCGCTACACTGCGAAGCACTGCGGTGCACTGCCATAACGCGGCTATACCACGCCCTCACCGGGCTTCCGTGCCGTCAGGCACTGCCGTAATTTCTGCAACAAAACGGCCATACCCCCCGCTGCGCCACTGACCCAGCCCGGAGAATTGCCCGTACTCGAACCACTCCCGCAGCATCGCCTCACTGATCACGCCGACACCAAGCACCTTGACGGTGAACTCCATCGTCGTCCCTTCGCTGGCCGCCGTGCTGCTGACCAGCGTTACCCTCGGCCCCTGTGGTGTGTCGGCGCGCAGCGGCCGCTCCAAATCGGTCGTTGGCTTTCGTAATCTCAACGCAATGCGCCGTGGCTCGGCCATCACGAGCTGGTCGATCTTGGTTTTGTGAGCGGTCAAACTTTTGCTTACTGTGCCGTCCATGCGGCGCAAGGCGGTGCACGCCTCTTTCATGAAGCCCTTCAACACGTAGTCGTAGAACACCGGCGTTGCACTGTCTCGATGGAACCCGGTCTTGCCGCGTGGCTGCTCCACCAGCGTCTGCATTTCGTCATTGACATACTTGCCGTTGTCGATAGCCTGCTGTGCTACATAAGCCGAATACGCTTTCGCATCCGGCGTGCTGCCCAGCAGCGGTTCCGTAAACGTCAGCCTCACTCGATAGATCGTCATCGGAATAGCCATGCTTGTTATTTGCCTCCATTCCCCATATTTCGTCCTGACAGCGCACACGCCGCCCACAACAGCACGGCCAGCGCAACCGGTACGCCGATGGCAATGGCCGCGGCAAACATGCAAATTTCACGTGTCATTCGTCACCCAGCGCAAAGAACAATTGGCTCCAATCACCCGGCAGCATCATGTCCCACCGCAAGGAGCGGCACTGGTGACGGTGGCATTCAGGCATCGCCACCCAGTAGCCGAACAGCACGTCGGCTGTGGGGGCGTGCTCCCAGTAGTAGCCGCTGCCACATGCGTTTTGCGTCCAGCAGGTCGCCCACCCCGGCGCGTGGTTGCGTAGTTCTGAGAGCACGCGCTCTAGGTAACTCTTGCCTTTGATGGCGATCAGGCGTGCGCCCATTGGCGGTATGTCTGGTAGCAGGTTGAGTTGTTCTGCTATCATATCCCCCCCAGCCCGGCCCCAGCCGCCACAACGAAAAAGCCAAGCACACCGATGATGCCAAAAATCAGCATCACATAAAACAGTGGGCTATATCCCTCATCCATGATCATTTCTCCCGTAGTTGCGCATTCTCTGCGCGCAATCGTCTGATCTCCTGCACAACTGCCTCTAGCAGCGCCCGCTTCATCGGCCTGGTTGCCAGCGCCGACGGCGGCGTAGCGGCAAGCATCTCTTCCAGGCGGCGCAGCACGTCGCCAGCAGTGCCGTCGAAGTTCCGCCCGTAGGCGGTGCCGCTCTTGTCTGTCATATGCGATCACCGGACACCTCATTGATCGCAACCGTCGGATCAGTCGTCCACGACCGCAATCGGCGCAGCTCTCGGATCAACCCGGCGTTGGCGGCGTCCGCCTCAATTAGCTGTTCGCGCAGCCCGTCCCGCTCCGCTGTCAGCGCGGCGATCTCGCTCTCCGCCGTCCGGTCGTCGTTCTGCTCCGGCGTCAGCGCATAGCGGATTGCGCGCAGCTCCGCCGCGATGATGATCAGCGCGTTGATTGAACCGTCGTTCTTTTCCAATGCGCTCACCATCAACTCGTCAATTGACGGCACTTGGGGACGCGGCTTTGCTGGCGGCGTTTCGGGGCGCAGCCCCTCGGCGTTGCGGCGCTCGGCCTCGGCGTGCATGGCGTGCCACGACTCGCCCAGCTCGGCGGCCAGCGCAATGGCCTCGTCGAGGCTGTCGGCGTCGGGTGGCAGCACGGCGGCTACCTCGTGAATGCGCCATTCCGCAGCTTCGTCGTCAAAGTAGACTGCGCGTGGCTCGTCGACGCGGGCGCTATAAACCACCTGCCAGAAGCCGAGCCACTGGCGAGCTACACGGAACTCAATCGGCGCGCAGCCCGGCAGCATCAGCCGATAGCGTTCGGTGCGATAGCCGTCGTAGCTCAGATGCTCGTGCATCCATTCCGGTAATCCGGCGCTGTCCAGTTGCGCCCGGTGCGCCTCCTCGGCAGCCTGGCGGCCCCGTTCGATCATTTCCTGCAATTCCTGTGGTATACTCATGTTGTACGTCCTCCTGGCTGCCCGTCAGCCGTTGGATAATGCGCCGCACGTCGCTCCGTGCGGCGCTTTTTTGTTGGTTGCCGGTGCCATCCGGCGGAGAGGCGAAGCCATGCAGCACATCGGACAACGCTACATTGCAATGGCTGCATGGCTCCGATCTGCGTCGCAGTGAGGATGTGAGGAAATCGTTTGTGCTGACTGCGTACGTGTGAGGATGCGAGGAACTGCGGCGCAGATCGGAAAATGACGAGCGGCTGTCAAACACAGCCGCTCAATTTGTGCTACACTGGAATTACGCAACCCCAATGTGGACACCTGTCACGGTAGGATGGCAATTTTTCCGCCACCCTCAACAACAGGAGTCCCGACTATGCTGTACAGCGAGGTAATTGCACTGCACCGCACACATTTGCGCTCACGCCGGCGAGCGCAGAAGACGCTCACCTGGTACGCTGAACAATTCTCGGCGTTTCGCACCTGGCGAGGGTGCGACGGCGATCTACCGAATGTCGATGAGATCGAGCGATTCCTCGCCGATTGCCATGAGGCCGGGCTGTCGCCCTCGACCGTTCACGCCCGTTATCGTGCACTCAAGGCGCTGTTCCGTTTCCTGGAAAAGCGCCGCCGCATCGACCGTGACGAAAACCCGATCGCCATGCTGGAAGCTCCCTCAGTTCCCAAAACGGTGCGCCCCTATGTCACCGTGCCGGAGTTGCGCCAACTGTTGGCGACCACCGGCGACGACTGGATCGGGCAGCGGGATCGGCTGATCCTGTTGTTGCTGTTCTATTCTGGGCTGCGTTTGGGTGAGGTCGCTGCGCTCCAGGTCGTCGACCTGGATGCCACAACGCTTGAGGTCATTGTCCATCACGGCAAAGGCGACCGATCGAGAGTCGTCCCCATGTCGCCGGAGGTTCGGCCAGTGCTGGCGGCGTACCTCTACCAGCGACCGGAGCACCGTGCGGAACTCTGGTTGTCGTCGGATGGGTATGGCGGCGTTGCTGGCGTGCTCAAGCCCGAAGGCATCCGGCAAATGATCTTTCGCCGCTGCGCTCGTGCCGGCCTGCCTCGCCTCAATCCGCACCGCTTTCGCCATGGGTTCGCCATGTGGATGTTGAATGCGGGTGCGCGGCTGACCACCGTGTCGGCGGCGATGGGTCACAGCGACCCGGCCATCACGTCACAGGTCTATGCGCACACGACGATCACCACGGTGCGCCGCGAGTACGATGCGGCGCTGGCGACCCTGATCAGATGATACGTGATCAGATGTTCTCCTGAGAGAAAAACGGCTGATCTGTCCTAGGTCATCTGGTCAATATCTGACTCTGGATCAGGCAGTTGGGGTTCGAATCCCTGTCCCCCAGCCTCACCTCTTGCAGCCCTATGCGGTTGTAAAGGTGCTCACAGCGGCGGTCGCTCCATACCTCTTGGTGGATGGGTGGAGCGACCGTCAGCGGTCACTTCGCATACTGTGCTGCCAATTCCTCGTTGAATCGATACCCATTCGCCTTGGCATAGCGCCGCAGCGCATCAACATCGATCCAAATCGTCTGTTTCAATCCCTCTCGGCGCGCTGGCAGTGAGCCATCATCGACACGCCGAAAGATCGTGACATGTGACGTGTTGAGGATTTCGGCAGCGTGTGGTGCGCTGACCTCTGACATGTTGCCTCCTTAGAAATGCAAGAAACGTATGAAATGATAATACACCCGCCAGCATCACATGTCAACTACCAAAATCAAGCAAAAAAAAGCCACGCATCGATCGGACGCGTGGCGTGTCTGGGCATCGTTTGGCGCTACTGCGGCGGGTCGCCCTCCTCCGTGGCGGCTGGTGCAGCCCAGCCCCGGCCGTCCCACTGCCAGCCCGCAGGCACATCGAGCGCAGCGTGCGCACCGAAAAGCACCGCCTCCGCCTCTGCCTGCAACCGGTTGATTGTCTCCTGCGCCCGTTTGATTGCGTCGATCACCTTCACCGGTGCGTCAATCCGCTGCTGATCCATCGTTGCCCTCTCCTCGTATAGCGTTTTGCCAGAATCGCCGTCGGCGTTGTGTTGAGCCCCTCAATCGGCGTGTTCAGCCAAACCTCTAGGCCCTGCAACACCGCGCCCCACGCAATCCACGCCGAAACCGGTAGCCCGGCGATCAGCGTGTCGGCGTCCGTGAGCGTCGTCGGCTCCTCCTCCGTCGCTGCGGCGATTGCGGCCTGCGCTGCCAGTGCTGCGTCAATGGCGGCGGGTATATCGTTTGCATACCACGCCATTTTCAACGCCGACAACGCCAAAAGCGCGCTGCGCAACTGTGGCAATATCTCGCCGGTGACGGTCGCTGCAATCTCGACCTCTGCCGGCGTTTCTCCGATCGTGCTGGTTATCTCCGCCATCTGTGCTGCCTCCTGTGAAGCAAAATATTGATAGGTGCTGCCGTCGTGGTAGACCCACGCGCCGGTTGCGTTCTGGAATATGGTCATGTTGCTGCTGCCTCGCTCAGCCTGTGATCGCGCTGAAAACTGGCACCCAATACGCGGTGGTGCCGATATAGATTTTGATGAATCCGGCGCTATCTCGGCTGGTGCTGCCCTTCATTTTAATCGTGCCGGTGCCGGTGCTGTTGCTGGCGATGTTGCTGGCGTTCGTAAATGTTGTGTGCGAGGCCAGCCCGCTTAAATCTGTGCCGATCGACAAGACTTTATTGGTGGTGATGCGGTTGTACGTTACTGCCAATGTTCCGGTTTCCAGTAATGTTCCGTTCGTGGCGTGCCGTCTGTGCGCTACGAATTTTAGAGCGCCGGTTTCGTCCGGGCTTGCATACACCCGCTCGCCGGAAATTGCAGTCAGGTCGCCAGCTAACGGCCAAACCCATCGGACGGTTGACTCCGGCTGGACTACTGGCAGCATTGAATCGTATTCTGTCGCCGCTGTCAAAATCAATCCCGTTTCGGTGATTTTCACCGCCCCGCCGCCGCCGCTAAATGTGCCGCTTCCGCTGACGCTGAGGGTCCCCAGGATCGTTCCGGTGGTGGCAGTCAGTGCGCCGCCTGCCGTCACACGAAAAGCGGCGCTCGCTCGGTTGGCGTGCGTGTTGCCTGACCAAAACACGACATCACTGCTGGCGCTCGCCGCATTAATGCCGCCCGTAACCGCAGTCGATCCGGTTCCCGCGGCGATATGCGCGACGTTGGCCGCCCCCGGCGTCAAAACCAGATTTGTTGCACTCAGGGTGCTGCCGATTGACCAGCCGCCAATCGTGCCGCTCGTCGAGGTGATGCTGCCGGTGAAACTTCCGCTTGTCGCCGTGATCGCCCCTGAGATCGTCGCCCCTGTCGCATACAATGCGCCGCCCTTCGTCACCGAAAACGCCGCCGTCAGAGGGCTGTCATTGCCAATCCATAGCCGATAGCCAACATTTGTAGCGTCAATCCATAATCGATCCGCGCTGGCCGCGCCGACTCTGATCCTGCCGACGGAATCAAGCTGCACGCTCCCGCCGGTGATCGTCGCGCTCGCTAACGTCCACCCGCCAATCGTGCCGCTGGTCGAGGTGATGCTGCCGGCAAAGCTGGCGTCGCCGTTCCCGCTCAACAGAATCGGCGTCGAGTCTACGCCGCTACCGTTGCGGTACTTGAAATTGACGTTGCCGGTGCTCGAAACTTCGATACGGCTTGCGTTGTTTGCCACCCTACCGACCACTAGTCCCGCGCTCGACCACGATCCCCAAACTGTCGAGCCGTCGCGCATCTGTGCTGATCCACCGCTTAGTAGTAGGTTGCTGGCGCTCGGCTTGCCGATCAGCAGCGTCCCGGCGCTGTCGTCCCAATGCACTGCGGCCTGTGCTGCCCTGCCGATGACAACGTCGTTTTCCTCCATCGTGACGCCGCCCCAGGATTTTGTGACGTTGCCGGTTGGGTTGCGTGGGTCGCCGCCGTACAATCCCAGGATTTCGTTGCCGCTGACACCCCTCGACCACAACCCGAACTCATCCACCCAGATCGGCACGCGGGACGGGCTGCGCCAGTGAAATACTGAGGATTCCACAAAAACCGGCGCGTCTGACTCGTAGATGGCGCGAATCAGTTTGGGATCGGCTGCGTAGTCGAGAATGATCAATTCGTCGATCAGGTCTTGGCCGTAATCGCCATACAAAGTTAGATTGAGTGCTGCGCCGCTGCCATAATGACCAGGGACTGACGATCCGACATATTCAGATAATCCATCTACTCCTGGCTTTGCGGAGTACACTCTGTGCTTGTCGCCGTCCCAGGTCAACGCCAGGAAAATCCAGTCTCCTGGATCGTAGTCCAGATTTGCGGCGTTGGATGGACTTGTCGTCCAGCCGCTGTCGGTCGTGTTCTTCGTCCACAGGCGGATCGCGGTGGCGGTACCGTATGCGCACAGGCTTGCCGAGGGGTTGTTATAGTAATCCCCAATCTGCATAAATCTCGGTCTAAATCCACTATATGCGGTCGTGTCATTCTCTGCGATTGTTGTCCTAAACCATCCCGCCACGGTGTATTTATCACGCGGGACAATCGAGGAATACGTTACGCCGCCCGCTGTCCTGCTGCTGGTGCTGGCGTGCGCAGCACCGCTCCAACTATGCCCGTTGCCGAGGCTGCCGTCGCAGTAGGGCGTGGCGTAAGCTTTTTGTTCTAATTGCACGGCGTCAATATACATTGTGTGCGCCGCCATCCCTACCGACCAGACGATCAAGCGCGCTGTCGTTGTTTGTGTTGCAGTTGCCGTTATTGTTAGTTGCTGCCAGTCACCCGAAGCAGTTGCTGTTATAGACGTTGACGGCAATCCTGTATCGGCATACAGGACCACAGATGTGCCGACTGTTGATTTAACGTATGCTGATAATGTGTAAGTGACGCCGCTGGTAATTGCAAAATTTCTCGACAATCCAACCCGATCGGTGGTTGTTCCGTCTGTTTTTGTAATTTTATAGGAATATTCGCCATAGGCGGCTTCGGCACTTGTTCGGCCATCCCATGTGGCGGTTGGCGTTTGATACGTATATTGATTCCAGCCTGTGGTGTTCGTCTCAAAACTCGGATTCGTGACTAGATTCGTCGTCGCCTCTGCAACCTGCACGGCCTTCCCATATCGCCCAGGCCGGTAGATCACGCCGCCGATCTCCGTCCCGCCGACGCCCATGTGGCTTGCGTTGCTGCCTGTGTAGTCGAGATTGTACGGCGCTGGCCCGTCAAAATGCCAGACGCCGACTGCGCTTGCAAGCTGGATCGCATGTTTGCCGATCAGGTATTGTCCCCGGATGGCCCCGGCTACGTCGAGGTCGAATTGGCTGTCGGCGGCTCGGTTGATCCCGACTCTTGTCCCGCTGGCGCTCACCTGCAACACCGTGCCGACACTGAGATCGCCGTTGTTCGTAATGCTGACGCTGCCGGAAAACGCACCCGATCCAGCGATCACCTGGCCGGTGATCCCGGCGTCGCCGGTCACATCGAGCGGGCGCGTTGGCGTCATGCCCAGCCCCAGCCGCACCAGGCGCAAATAGCCGCTGGCGTCAGTCGCCAACAGGCTGGCTGCTGCGCCGGGATTGCTGCTGCTCGTGATGGCGTGCGTATGGTCGGCTCTCGCCAGGTTGCTGCCGCTGCCGGTCGTGTTGGTCGTGGCGACGGTCAGCGTCGAGGCTGCGCCGGTCGCTATGCTGTGCGTGTGGCTGCTCGTCGTCACCGCGTCTGTGGTGACCGCCGTCAATCCGCCCGGCGTGCCGAGCACAAGCGAACGGTTGGCTGTCAGATTGCCGCCGCCGGTTAGCCCATCCCCGGCGCTTACGGTGATCGCCGACCGCGCGATGGTGCTGTCTATCGCGTGCGTGTGGCTCGTCGTCGCGACTGCGTTGGTGCTCGTCGCCGTGGCGCTGCCAGGTGTGCCTAGCGTCAATGTCCTGGTGGCCGCAATCGTGCCGCCGCCGGTCAGCCCGTCCCCGGCGGTGATCGTTACGCCGCTGTGCGCGACGTGGGTGTCGGCGGTGCCGATGTGCGTGTCGATCTGGGCGTGGGTGTTCGTGCCAATGCCGCTTAGATCGGTGTGTGCCAACTGCGCCCAGGCAAAGGTGGTTGCGCCGGCGGCCCTGAGCACTTGCCCGGCGGTCAATCCGCTGGCGGTGTGGTCGCTGGTGCTCGTGATCGCATGACTGCGCGCGTGGTGTGCGTTGGCGTCTGTCGCGTGCGCCGACAGATCAACGCCGTCAATCGTCACGCCAGCCGCCGCCGCCAGGTTGCCGGTTAGCGTGCGCGCACCATCTGTGCGCAGATACTGCGTATGATCGTCGGCGTCCAGGTTGAGCAATAGCGAGTGGCTGCTCAGTGGCGGAGCCGCCGTCAGCGTCAGTCCGTTGACGCTGGTTGGCCTGCTCTTGGTGCGTTCATCGACTATTTTGCGTGCTGTCTGTTTTGGCATTAGGGTATGTCATCCAGCCAAACGGCGTCTGCCTCGTAAATGTAAAAAGTGCCGCCCGGTGCGAGCCAGTCGATCGTGTCCAGATCGAGCGTCGCCCACTCCTCGTTATCGGTTTTTGGGAGGCTGACTTGCTCCTGGATTCCAGACGGCTCCCAAATGTATGCGGGGAGCGATCCCTCCCGCAGATAGTGCAGATAGCGCGCCGTGCGCCACATGCCCCATTCTGGATGGTTGTAGGGGCGTTCGATGCACGGTGCGCTTTTGCCGATTGTGCTGAGGATTGCCTGCGCCTCGTTGATCGTCGTCGTCAGCGTGTTGAGCGTGGCGGCGTTCGGCGCTGTCTGGCCGTGCGCAAACAACGCCGCACTGGTTGCACTTGGATAGGCCGGGTCTTCGCGCAGCAAACGCAGCGTGACGCTGCCGCTGATTACAAATTCGAGCGTATAGGCTGCCCCGATCGCGGGCGGCGATGCAAAGCTATTCATGTCCAAATAGACCGTATGCCCGTCGGGACGATCGCTGCTGTCCGCGAAAACCGGAACACCGTTCACGCGCACTTGCACGCCTGCCGGATCGCCCTCCCGGTCAAATGACACGTAATACAACTGAATGTAGCGCAGCCGCCGCCGGAGCACATAGGCGCGCGTCGTCTGCGTCCACAATAGCGTCGCGCTTGGCGGCGTGACAACGGGGCGCATCTGCGTGATCGCCATGCTCAGATTTTGCAATTTTGTGAGCGTCTGCGCCGCCGTTTCGCTGCCCGTCCACGCCGCGGGCGTGGTGTATGTCCCCGTTGCGTTGTGCGTCGAGCCGCCCGACTCGAACATCTCATAGATCACGAGCGTGCCACCCGACGGGCGGATCATCTCAATTTTGTAGAATGCGCCAACCTCCGGCGGCGTGCTCACCGCCGACAGATCGAACGTGCGCCACTGCTCGCCCGTTGTGCCGCCTGCGTAGACCTCCACATTGTTGATCCGAATGCGGAACGTGCCGCTCGCCCCAAAATCATAGCGGATGTGCAGATAGCGGTAGGCGCGCCGCGACCAGTAGGTCGCCGTGTCCGCCGCCCGCACAAACATTCCCGTCGGCGCCATCGAGAGGCCCTTGAGCGCGTTGATGCTGTCGCTCATGGCGTTGAGTTTGCTGGCCGAGAGCAGATCGCCGCTCGTCCAGGCCGGTGCAGTCAAAATTGGCATCAGTAGAACACCTTACGCGTTGATCCCATGGCATCCACGCCAACCCGGAAATAGTTGTTGTCGTGCGCAAACATCTGGCTTGTTTCGACCAGCGTCAACTCCTGGTCGAAGCCACGCGCACCGAACGACCAGTCGATCGCCGTCGTGTACCCGGCAAACGCACCCGTCACCGTCGGCGCATCCGCCACCGTCACCCGGTCGCCAAGCTGCAACTGCGGCTGGCCGATCACGCCGTACGCGTGCGCGGTCAGGCGTGGCATCTCGCAGCGGTCGAGCAGGAACTGCGCCAGCGACCGCGCATGGGTGCGCGTCTGCAAATAGAGATTGGATCGAATGCTCAGCGTGCGGTCGCCGCGGTTGACGAAAAAAGCGGCGTTGGAGCCGTTCGACGTGCTGTTGACGCGCTCCTCGATCTCCGGCCCGCCAACCACCGGCACACCGACGATCCGCAGCGGATAGAGCCGCACGCGCAGCGCACCGGCATTCACAAAAACCAGATCGGCGCGCTGGGCGTAGTAGGTCGCCGCCACGCTCACGTCGCTCGTGCGTGCATTGCCGCCGTCGTCGATGGCCTCGTAGGTCAGCCCCACGATCCGCTGCGCAGGCGCATCGAAACGAGCGCTGAGCGTTTGCGTTTCGCCCGGCTGCAAAACCGGCAGGGCGTCCGGCTCCCAGATGACCTCCAGCCCGCTGACCGCACGCGGCGACGCCTCGACCGTCACCACGTTGTAAAGATCGGAGTCCTCGACGCGCAGCACGAAATTCTCCATGTTGTCGCGCGTGAGCGCCAACTGCGCCGTTGTGGAGCGAGTCGCCGTCTGCCAGCGCTGCATGTTCTCGTAGCGCAGAATTCCGTCGTTGTCGGCGTAGAAACGCCCGCCGCACGCCGCGGCCAACTGCCAGCACTCCTCAATTACGCTTTCGTCGTCGAGCCATGCCCACGGAATCGAAAACATTCCACTGTCGAGCACAAGCTGCCCGCTCAGCACGCCGGGGACGCCTGCCGCCGACAGAAACGAGGCCAACACATCGGCCTCCGTTGCGCCTGCCTCGTAGTTGGCAGCAAGCGCCGCCTGCCCGGTCGAGACACGGCGCTGTAGGTATTTTTCCTCGATGCCACGCGCCTCAAAGCGCACGGTTGGCCCCTCAATCGGTGACGCGGTGCGCTCCTCCGGGTATTTGAGCACACCGGTAAAGACGCGATAGAAATTCGTGCCGCCGTTGACGCTCACCTCCAAACGACACGGCGCGTGGTACGCCTTGCCGTTGCCGATCACGGCGTAGAGTGCGCCGTCGGTGCGCAGCGGCGAAAAGCGCCCGGAGGCGTTGCGCAGCGTAATGACCGCCTGCGCGATGATGCCCTGCGCCGTCGCCAGCCCTGCGCCAACCGGCGTCAGCCGCATGTCGCCCGATGCGGAAATCAGGTGTGCGCTTTCGTCGGTGTACGTCCCGTCAAAATCCCAATCGACGAGAAAACGAGCCTGCACCACACGACCCACAGCTAGACCTCCCTCAGGCGCATCGTCACCTCGGCGCGGGCGACCAGCCGATCCGCCCGCCACCGGATGTCAAGCGCATAGAATCCCTCGTCACGCGTCACGGTGTACGAGCCGCCCAGCGGCGAGACAAACGCCGCCGAGCCATCACGCACGGTCGCAAACGCCGAGAGCAGCGTCGTCACCTGCGCCTCCGTCAGCCGTCGCCAGGTTAGCTCAAATGTTCGCTTGACTGTGGTCGTCAGCAGGTCAGTCGCCAGCGCGCCGGAGAGCATGATCCGATCTGCGCCGCGATAACCTGGCCGCTCAATGTAGCCGTCCGGCTGCACGTGCGGCAGTGTCACCCCGCCCAATGTCGCTGTCGTGATCGCCATTTAGCGCGCTCCTGTCCTGCTGGCATCGCTCGCCATCCGCTGCACAACGCCAGCCGTAACCAGTGCGACCAGCGCCTCCGCCCACTGCGTGATAAATGTGCTCTGCACGCTCATAAACCCGGACCCGAACGCATTGCCGGCGCTCTTGCCGCTGGCGCCGAAATCGCCAACCATGCCCGTCACGGTTTTGACCCACGACGACACAAACGTGACGCCCTGCTCGCTGCCATCCGGTCCCGGTGCAACACCCTCCGGCAGCGCACCACCCAGCGCACCGCCGCCCATGGCCGAAGAGACCGCCTGCTGCGCCTGCGCCAGGCTGACGCCCAGCTCGCTCGACAGCTCCTGCGCAATCTCCTCGGCCAGCTGCGCGGCGCTCTGGTCGCCCAGAAGCATTGTCCTGACGCGCTCCTTAATCATGCCCCTGTCCAGCAGCTCAGGCCGCAGCCCGGACTGAAACTGCTGCAACATGCGCGCCGCCGCTGCGCGTGGATCGTCGCTGTTCGCCAGCTCCTCGAACAGCGCAGGAACCTCGGCTTTAAATTCCTCCATCCATTCCTGGCCGCCTAGCCCGTCGCGCATGATCGCCGCCAGCCGCCTGGCGTTCTCGTTGATGGCGTCCTCACGCGGCAAAAAATTCGCCGGACTCAAGCCGCCGATATCGGCGCTCATCGCCTCGCTGATCACGCCCTGCACTTTTGAGCGCAGGTCGTCGAACTCGTCGCCGATTCCGCTGATCCCGCCACCGCCGCCGCCATAGGCCGCCACGTTGAGCGCATCACTCAGTGCGCTCTCAAACTCCATCACGGCGTTCGTCGTTTTTTCAATCGGCACGTAATCGGCCGTCTTGAATCCAGCGCCCAGCCCGCGCCCCTGCGCCGCATTCAGCGCCGACGACACGCCAGCCATCTGCGCCAGCGCCACGGATGCAGTTTGCGCCGCACGCGTCACGGAGCCGATCCGGATCGACAGGCCCGCCATCATGCGCGCCCCAACCGTGCCGGCTGTCTGCGCACCCTTTGCAATGCTGGCCATGGCCTCCGCCGCCTCCTCGGAGCCGTCGGCGACTTTGCGCAGTGCGCTGATGTAGTTTGGCAGCAGGACGCCGGTAATCTGTGCGATGGTGCGCCCCTCCGCCGCCCACTTTTCAATCTGATCGGCCAATAGCCGATTCATCATCTCAAGCCAATCCAGCCCGGCCTGCTCGCCCTGCGCCGCTGCGACGCCCTGCGCAATGCTGGCCAGTTGCCCCTGCGCCGACTGCATGATCTGGTCAGTCGCCGCCAGTGTCGCCGCCTGCGCCTGCTGTGCGGCGGATTGAAACGCATCCCACGCCGCCAGCCCCTCCCACAGCGTTTGGTTGTAGGCGTGCTGGGCCTCCTGCGTGGCGACCGTCTGCTCTACGTTGCCCTTTAGCTGGTAATATTGCCGCTGCGTTTCGTAGACGATCGAGGCGACTGCTTTCGCCTGGCTTTCCAGCGCGCTGACCTGCGCGTCGATATCGCCCGGCGTGAATTGCTGGTACTCGATCGGTGCCATCGCCGGCTGCGTGGCCAGCGTTTCGCGTACCCGCTGCAACGCCTCGATCTGGCTGTGGATCTCCGACAGCCGCTGCGCGTAGCCTGCCAACTTGTTGGCCGTGTCGTTGATGCCCTCCGGCGTCAGCGCGTCGGTCAGCCCCACCGCCGCATTGGCTAACTTGTCTGCAATCGCTGCAACTGCCGGGCCGAAAAGCACGCCCAACGCCTCCTTGGCGTTTTGGATGCTGGCGTCCATCCGCTCGAACGCCGCCGCCGCATCGTCGATCACCGCAGGCCCCGACGCACCCGCCAGCACAGAGTTGACCAGCGCCTGCTTCTTCTCAACGTCGGTCAACTGGTCGGCGGTTTTGCCGAGGCTCTTGGCGTACTCATCCATCGCCGCCGCTGCGCCCACGATACCCAGATTGTCCAGAATCTGCGGCGACATGCGCCCGATGCCGGTGATCACATCGTTGACCGCCTGCGACGCATCCACGCCCAGCGCCCGCCCGCGCTCGATGGCCGCCGCCATCAACCGCGACATCTCGTCGGCGTTGTCGGAAACACCCAGCATCATCGCCCGGTTGGCGGCCAGCATCAACTGCGAATTGCTGACCGTGCCCGCCGTCGCCTGGCGCATCGCCGCCAGCATCGCATCGCCCGACGAGCCGACGCCCGCCGCCATCTCGTCAAACGACGCCTGCGTACGCTGCGCCTGTGCGCCGACTTTGCCTAGCTCGAACGTGGTGCTAACGATCTTCTCGACCGCAAACGCCGCGCCGATGCCCGCGCCGATCTTGCCGAGCGTCGATCCAAAAATGCCGCCGAGATCCCCGACGGCATCCCCCACGCCGCTGGTTGACTGCTCCAGCTCGCCCAGGTTCATTTTCACTTTGCGAAAGGTCGAACTTGCGCCGTCCTTCGCTGTAATGCTGATGACTAGATTGGCATTACCCGCCATCTGTCTCGCCCCCGTACCGCCTGATCAGCCGGTCATGCCGTGCGATGGCCTTCCAATCCTCCGGCTCCAGCCGCTTCTGGCCGTCCTTGTCCATCGATAGCTGCCGCATCGCCTCGACCCGGTCGATCTCCTGGACTTTCGCTGCACGCAGCACGCGCAGCACGTCCATGTCATCGAGTTCCTCCAGCGTGCGACCTGGAAAGCGGTTGAGCATCCATGCATCCCACTCCGCCGGATGAACCGCAGCCAGCGCCGCACTTATTCCGGCTGGCCGATCCGGTTCGTCGTCGAATTCGGCGCCGTCGTCGTCGTCATCGCTGGCCCGACGGCGCCGGATAATGCCAGCCTGGTCGCTTTTCCCAGCGTCGCCAAATGATCGGTAGCAATGGCCAGCGAGTTGTTGACCAGGAAGCCCAAACGCAAATCAAGATCGTCGAAGCGCTCGACAACATCGTTTGGATTCGTCAGCGTCTCACCGTCCGCCGTTTCCAGGTTGCACCCCACGGCGCGCCGCCTGAAAACCTCGATCCAGCTCTCCCGGTTCGCGAACATTGCCGAGAAGTCGCCAATTGACCATCTCTCGCTGACGTCAACATAGCAATGCTCCAGCCCCTCCGCATCTGAATGCACTCGGATTGGCATGGGCTAGGAGATGACCGGCGAACCGGAGATTGTCAGCGTGCCCGACCACGTGATGTCGCCCATGGGATTGTCGGCGTTGATTGCGTAGTTGCTGATAAACGCCCCGACCGTGGCGCTGCCCGTCCATGTGTAGGTCACGCGGCTGCCCGACGCCCCAACAAAATAGACGAGCGTCTTGAGTGTGGTCGGCGGCGTCAGCACGTCCGGCCGCAGAAAATCATCGAGCGTCTTTGTCCACGGCCCGCCAATGTCAACCGAGAACGCCGGTGCGCCCGGCCCCTGCTCCATGGCCGAACTGGCGAACGTGGTCGATTCGATTGCCTCGACCGTGGCGCTAAACGATGCCGTGTTGAGATGAGACTGCAAATTGTCGCCGTCGTAGGTGATGCCGACATTTTGCAATGCCTTGGTGCGTGCCATTGAATCCTCCTGATTACATCGTCACATCATCGACGCACAGAATCAGCGCGGCCGTGAAGTTGGTCGCCCCGCCCAGCGCATCGATCGTTACCCGTACATATGTTTCCACCGTCCCGGAGATGGTCAGCGTATAGACACCCACATCCGAGAAGGTGATCGATCCTTTGTCCGTCGGCGTCGTCATGCCGACCACCGAGTCGCATTCCACCGAAACGATCGCATTGGTCGCCGTGCCGGTGATGGTGCGCACGAACAGGTACGCCCGGCCGCCCGTCGTGCCGCCGCCCGGCAGCGTGACGGTGGTTCCGTTGCCCGTCGCCGACGCCACGCCATCAAGCAGCGTCACGCCGCCATAGACCACGCCCTCGAAGCTGCCGGAAAATTTCAGCAGGTCGTTGACCGGCGTATCGATGGTCACGCTTGCGCCCCAGGCCGTATCGACCACGTAGGCCGGATTGCCCAGCGCAGACGTATCGAGCAGCCAAGCCGCATAGGCGGCCGTTTCCGTGCCGAGGCGACTGTAGATCTCCTGGTAGATGTCGCCCGCATCGTTGCCGGTGTAGTAGCCGACCATGGAGAGCGAGCCGCTCGCCGCGTCCGGCTGGTACTGCATGGCCGCACTCTGCCAATTGCTACTCTCCAGCGCCTCGGCAGTGCTCTCCAGCGTCGCCGAGAACGTGTCGAGCGAAAAGTCGAACTCATCGACCAGCAGCCGCCCGTTGTACGCCTTTACACCCATCGTCACACCTCGCTATAGTTGACCGCTGCGATCACCGTGCAGCCGAACAGATCCGCTTCCGGATCGTAATAGTCCGCCCCATCCGTGACGCTGGCCACGGCGATGTCACCGCCCTGATAGGCATCCAGCGCCGCCCGCATCGCCTCCGCGCCGTTGCGCGCCACCAGCCATGTCGCCGCCCAGCAGGTCAGGGAGATCGTCACATCCGCCTGCACCCCGCCGCCGAACGTATATTCTCGGCTGCCGCCCTGCCGCGCGAAGGTAATCGCCGGAACATCCGCCGCCTGGCGCACCGCCACCGGCGTGATGCGGTCGCCGACAATGTCGGTTATGTCCGTATCGGCCAGCAGCACAGCCACCACAGAGGATTCGATCATCGACCCTTCCCCCACCCGGCATTCCAGCGCTCGGCAATCAGCCTCTCCAGCCTGCGCAGGATGAAAGCGGTCGCCGTCTGCTGGCTCTCGCGCACCGCTGACCGGAAATAGGGACGCGCTCGCATGTAGCCGCGCTTGCTGTTGCGCTTGCGTCCACGCTCGACGAAGAGCGAATAGTAGACGCTGGACACCAGCACCACTTGCCCCGGTCGTGGCGGATAGCGCAACCCCGAATTGATCCGCCGCCCCTTGCGCGTCAGTTGCACAAATCCCTGCCGCTCTTTGCTCGCCGTGTAGATGCCGCGCCGCAAATTGCCCAGGTCACTCGGCGCTTTGACCTGCGCCCTGGCCGCCATGATATCGGCCCCGCGCTGGATCTCGCTCGTCACCGCCGGCGAGCGCAGCGTCAGGCCAACCGTCGTCAGCCGCTCCTCGAGTTGCTTGATCCCGTCGATGCGCACCCGCACCGCCATCCGTCCACGTCGCGCCATGCCGCCAGCGTAGCACACCCGTTCGGACTGCCAGTCGCAGGCAACAAAAAACCCGGCCGCCATGGGCCGGGTTCGCCTCTCCCCTCGCAACTCCCTAGATCTCAATCTCCATACAGCGCAGCACAATCGACCCCTCCGCCCGACGGGGCGTCACCGTGTCAATCGCCAACACCTTGTCGCCCCACAACAAGCGGTCGCTGTGCGTCACGTTGACCCCGGCGCGGATCGTCACCTCGTAGGCCACGACCATCACCGGACGGTCGGCGAGCAGCGGCTCCCGGCCGCCACGCTCGACGATCTTCGCCCAAACCATTGCAACGCTGGACCAGCTCACGACCTCGGCGTTGGCCGTGCCGCGCGTGACCGTCGCCGCCTGGATCGTGACCTGCTCGTTGAGATCGCCCGCCCGGATCATTACGTCACCGCCATTAGGTTTGCCACCTCGAACAGGTAAACCCCGCGCACGGCGTCAGCATCGCCGTAGGTCGCCGTCACCGTCAGTGCATGCACCTCGATCGGCCGCGTGGCCGACACGATCGCATTGTCCGCCGGCGTCAGCGTGATCTCGACCGTGCTGGCCGCCGGCGTAATCGCCGTGTCGTCGCGGATCTCCTGCCCGGTGGCCACGTCGTCAATGCGATAGCTGATCGCCGCTGGCGTCGCCGCCGTCCCCGTTTTGTCACGGAAGATAGCCGTCACATAGGCCGTGCTCTGCTCGTTGACGCGCTCCATAGTGCCTCGCTAGCTCAACGTGATCGACACGTCAACCGTCCACGTCTGCCCGGATGCTTTTGTGCCCTGGTCGCTGACAACCCGATTCAGGTTGTCGGCTGCGTCACTGTTGCCATTGGCGACCGTGAATTCCTGCCAGGCGAAATTGCCGGCTGACGTGCCGAACACGGCGCGCCACGTCACCGTCTGCGCGCTGCGGCTCGGATAGCCGGACTCCATGCCCACATACGCCTTGTTGGTCGATGCCTGCAAGCCCGTCTGCGACGCTGCGGCCGCCGTGCTGCTGTCGCCCACGCCGATGTAGGCGTTGGCATTGGCGAAGCTTGTCGGCGTGCCTGCCCCGATCACCAGGTCCCACAATTCAGCGATGCCCTCATTGAGCAGCAGATTGCCGTCAATCACCGACTCCGCCGCCAGCTCAACGCCAGCCGCATCGACCACCGGCGTCGCCTGCCCGCTCTCAAAATCCGCCTCACTCGCATAGCGGCGGATCAACCATTGTGTGCGATAAAAAGCCTTGTCATTCATTGCGCCTCCTAGCGGTTCCACGCAAACGACACATCACGGCGAGCGAAGCCGAACGCAACCGGCCGCCCCACCATCGAAAACTCAATTTCACGCGCCGCCCAGCCGCACGTCAGCGACCGCGCCAGCCACGCAAACGCCACCGATCGCCGGGCGATGCTGAAATCGACGCGCACAATGCGCAGCGCCGCATCGAACGCAATCGCCACATCGACGCCGGCGCCCAGATCCACCACGGCCAGCGTCGCCGCAATCGCCCCGATCACATGCGCCGCCTGCGCCACATCCGAAACCGGCGCGTGCACCGCAATCGAGCCGACGCCATCCACCGCAGCCGCAGCATCAGCCACCGCCACCAGCATCGCCGTCAGCAGCGCATCGTCGCCAACCGCCGCATCACTCACGGAGAGCGTCACCGCCACGCCGGGCGCATCTACGCCGCCGCCACTGTCCCCGACGGCGAACGGCGCTACACCAACCGTCACCGCCTCGGCGGCGCTGCCCGCATCGAGCACGCTCACCAGCACAGCCGCCAACACGGCGATCAACTCGGCGGCGCTGCCCGCATCGCTCACGGAGAGCGCCACCATTACACCGGGCGAATCAGCGCCGCTGCCAGCGTCCACCACCGCCAGCACCACGCCGGGCGGCAGCACCGCATCGGCGCCGCCTCCACTGTCCGCCACCTGTTTGATCGCCTCGGTCAGCAGCGCCAGCACATCGACCCCGCCGCCCGCATCGCTCACGGAAAGCGTCACCACCACGCCGGGCGAATCAGCGCCGCTGCCACTGTCCCCTACCGGCACACTCGCCGCCAGGTTGCCCAGCACATCGACCCCGCTGCCCGCATCGGCCAGCCCCAGCGCCGCCAGCACCTGCGCCAGCACATCGACCCCGCTGCCCGCATCCGTGCGCGCCAGGCTCGCCGCCAGGTTGCCCGGCGCATCGACCCCGCTGCCCGCATCAGCCAGCCCCAGCGCCGCCGCCAGGTTGAGCGCATCGCTCCCAGCCGCCGTGTCGCTCACGTCAATCTGCGATGCACCGCCGCCCAAATCAGCCGCCGACCATTGCGTCGCATACGTGCCGGAGTTGTTGCCGCCATACCCAGCCAGCCCCGGCGGCCCGGCGGTCAATGCGCTGTGCGTGGCGCTAACGCGCAGCGTACCGTCTACATACCCACGGATCGCCGTGCCCTCGACCTCTAGCCGCAGCGTATAGGTCGTCCCGGAACTGATCGTCAATCCACTGGACGACGCCAGCACCGTCTCGGCGCCGTTGTTGATGTAAACCAGGTATGCGCCATACCCGGCAAAAATGACCAGCCCGTAATAGGTGACCGTGCTGCTGGCCGCCATGCGTGCAGCCGGTCCAACGGCGTGGCTATCGCTGCCTGACCTGCACGGCGCCTCAACGGCGTAATCGCTGGAATCCATCGCAGCGCCAACCCAGCGCAGTTTGCGGTAGCTGCTGCCGGTCGTGCCGTTGCGCACATTGTTCGATACGATCGCCCAATCGCCGGAATCCTCGGCCCAATCGCCGCCCAGGCTCGTCGAATCGGAACGATCAAAACTATCGGTGCGCGTCGCCATCGCCTACCACCGCACCCGCAGCAGGTTGAGCACCCGCTGCACAACCGGCGCGACCGTCAACTGCGCGCCCGGCCCCACCGCCTCCCGGTTGGCGTAGATCTCCGCCGTCTGCAACAGAATCGCCGCCTTCGCCATCGTCGGCACCGCGCTGGCGTCCGCATAGCCCGCCACAAAACGCACGGCCACCGCGTTGACGCTATACAGCGCATCCGACGGCCATTCTCCATTGGTTGCCAGCACCACCCGCCCCGGCTCCTTGGCAATGTCCACCGCGTAATTGCTGGGCGCCAGCGTCTTGACTACGCCGTCCTCGTCGGTGTACTTGATGCTCGTCACGCTCTGCAATGGCGGCCGCGGCAATTCGATGACGCCGTTCGACGGCCAGCCCTGCAAAAGCAGGTCCCACGTTTGCGGCATCAGCGCCCGCCACGTTTCCGCCTCGACCGCCTCACGCGCCATCTGCGCGTAGAGCATCAGCAGGCTATCCTCCGCCGTGCCGGAAATTCTCAGATGATCCCTGATCTCCGTCAGCGTCACCGGCTCATCGGTTGGCGGCGTGACGAGCGTCCAACTACCGATCATTTTCGCTTTCCTTTGCGCGTCACCGCATGCTCCACGCCCGGCGCATCATCCATCATCGCCGTTTCAATCTCTGCTACCTGGCGCACATACCCGGCCCGTTGCAGCTCCAGCGCATCGCCAATCGGCAGCGCGTATTGCTCGCCCGCCACAATGGCCAGCGACACCCCGCCCGCCAGCACGTTCAGCGATTGCAGCGCCGTCACCGTCACCGTTTCCGTCGCTTCATTTGGCATCAACACCGACCCTCCCGTCGCATGCCCGCACGCTACGTCAAAGCGCGCCAGCATCACTACATGATTCGCCAGACACCACTGCGCAAACGGCAGATCGCCCGCTGCGCACTGCCCGCCGCCATCATCTAGCGGCGTCTGCTCCAGCACTTCCCGCCGCACCAACGTGCAGCCCCAGCCCACGCCACTCACCCGGCCCACGCCCGCCCGCCGCAGCATCCGCAACTCGCTCGCATAAAACGACAAGCTCATGCCTACGTTGCGGTCGTTTTCATAGCGGCAGGCATTCAGCACAAACGCTCCGTGCCGCAGCGCGTACACCCCGAACACGACCGGCGCATCTGTCGCCGCCAACCTGGCCAGCGCATCGACCGGCAGCACCATGTCATGCTCCACCGTCACCAGCGCATCATAGTCGCCAGATAGCGTCAACGCTCGCGCTCGCCGGTACTTCGCCAACACGTTGCGGTAGTCCGGCGCTGGAAATGGATCATCATCGTCGATGATCCATTTCCAGTCGCCGTATTGCTGGGTCAGCACCGACTCACGGCACTCGCCCAGCAGCCCATCGCCAAATGTCGGCGTATAGACCAGCAATCTCACTACGCCGTCGGATGCGTCGCGTATTGGAACGCAGCCGCCTGCAAGACCTCGAAGTCACAGCGGAAGTAGTAGTGCAGGATCGTCTCGCCGTAGCTCGCCCGGCTGTACGGATCAAGCAGGAACGTGATCGCCGGGTCAAGGCGCATGCCCATGTACGACCAGTTGCCGATCAGCATGCTCTTGCCGCTGGCCGCCAACTGCCCCATGTTCTCGTCAGTGAATTGCGGCACGCCCCACAGGTTGCTCACGACCTGGCCGTTGCCTGCCGCCGTCGGCGACGGCGCAAACATCCAGTTGCTCGTACTCAGCAGGCCACGCAGATAGCCCTCAGTCGCCCGGCGCATCAGCCACGCCACATTGCCGCGTGCATACTCGCTGGTCAGCTTATAGAGCAGCTCCGGCACCTCAGCGCCGCCGATGGCCGTTGCGCTGTCCAGCGTCAACCCCGCCGTGCCGTCGGCCAATGCCTCGGTCACCAGCAGGCTGTTCATCGTCGCCGCCATGCCCTGCGCCACGTACACGTTCAGGAACTCCATCAGCCGGGAGTCCTCGTCCTGCATCAGCTCATAGGTCAAGTCGATTTTCTTGGTGTACTTGACCAGCGTCATGGCGATCTTTGAGAGCGCCGGTGCATCACGATCAAATGCGCTCGACTCCGACGTGCTCACAAATGCGCCGTTGTCGGACTCGTTGTCGATGGGGACGTTGACCGTTGTGCCCACGCCCGGAATCATGCGCACGCCCAGCACGTTGTATAGAGCCTGCGGGCGCAGCCGCTCGATGATGCCCTGATAGTGACCAGTCGGCACCAGGTCGCCGCCATCGGCTGCCGTGGTGATGTTCATCGTTGTATCGTTGGAGGCGCGCAGCTCACGCAGCGCACCCTCGTCACCCTTGGAGCGCACGTAGCGGCAGAACACACCCTCTGCCGTGTCCGGCGTCGGTCGCTGGATGTGGACCGGCGCCTTGCGGCTTTCCACCGGAACCGCCGCAGCCGCCCGCATAGCATCCACCTGCTCCGCCAGCGTCTCCTGGCCCTGGATGCGTTCGGCTTCCGCCTTTAGCCCCTCGACCTTGCCCGTTTCGTCGTCGGTCAGCGCCCGCTCTTCGACCGCTGCCGCGCTCAGAATAGCGTCCGCCTGGTCGAGCACCGCAGCCCGCTGGCGTCGCAATTCGATTACCTTGCTCATTCATCGCCTCCGTAAAATCTCAAGTTGTTGGCGGAGCACTGCCACGACCCCGGCCGCCCGGCCCTCGTCACCCGCTGGCTCCTTTATCTCTGCGGCCGCCTGGCCGTCGGATTCCATCTCATGCGCCATCTCCAGCGCCCGCGCCGCCACCGTCGTCGCCTGGTAGGCCGGATAGGTGACCACGCTCACGTCGTACAGATTCAGCGACCGCAGCCGCCGCACCAGCCGCCCGTCCTCCGTCGCCCACGTTTCGCCGCCCTTGCGCACCGAGAAGGCAAACGACATTTGCGAAACGTCGCCCCGCTCCACCAGTGCGTACACATCCCTGGCGTAGCTCGTGCCCGGCAGCGCGACCGCCATGCGCAGCCCATGCGCATCCTGCACCAATGCCAGCGTGCCGTTGGTCGTGCGCCCCAAGACATAGGACGGGTCATGGTTGAAGAGCGCCCGCACGTCGGGCCGGTCGCCCAACGCCTCACCAAACGCACCCGGCTCGATGATCTCGCGGAAGCCGCCCAGGTCCTCAGACATCGACCCGAACACGACGGCATACCCCTCAAGCGTTCGGCTCTCGCCCTCCGACCCGGCCCGCAGATCGACCGTCACGCAGCGCCGCTCCATATCACTCATTGGCGATCAACTCCCTTACCGCCGCCTGATAGGCCGACGTTACCCACTCGCCCACGTTCGCCCGCACATCGACCCCGGCCAGCGTAGCCGCCGCCAGCGTCGCCGCCAGCATACCCTCGCCCGCCATGCGCCAATCGTGCATCTGCTCCTCGCCCCACTCTTGCAACCCCAGCCGCCCGCCGTTGCGCTGCGCCTTTGCGCCCTGCTGCCGTACATCGTTGGTAATGCGCGCCGTCAACCGCGCCCGCACATCCGCCACCAGCGGCTCGAAAAACGAAACTGTTTCGTTTTTGGGAGTCAACTCCCTTGACGCATCGTCGCCCGGCTGATCGCCCGGCTCGGCTGGCTCCGGCTTGCCCGTCACGCCCATATTTAGCGGCCGCCACAAATCGCCACCGCCCTCGACCGGGTTCATATCCTCCAGCGCCCTTACCTCGTTCTGTGTCGCAAACCCCGTCAGCAGCGCAATCTGGTGCGCCTCGTAGCGGGTTTTGAGGTCCGTCGCCTGCAAGGCCGACAACTTGTATTGCACGAAATAATCACGCCGCTCGTCGCTCGTCAACATGTCGCGCTGGATGGCTGCCCTATGGTTTTTCGCCCATGGCCCGAGCGTCAGCTCGCGGAAGCGGATCATGTCCTGCTCGGCGCTGGCGTAGGTTTGCGTCTCCGCCGCCCCCACCAACCCAGGACTCACGTTGAAAATGCGGCAGATCTCCGCCACCTGAAACGCCCGTGTTTCCAGGAATTGCGCTTCATCCGGCGCCACGCCGGTCTTTTCGACCTTGATGCCCTCTTCGACGATCTTCGTCTTGTGGGCATTCTGCCCGCCGCCGTCGTTCCAAGAGTTCTGTAGCCGCTGGAAAGCCTTGTCGCTCAGTTGCCCTGGATGGCTCAAAATGTAGCCCGGCCGCGCGCCCTGCCCGAAGAACCGAGCGCCGAACTCCTCCGTCGCCATGGCCAGCCCCACCGCGTTGGCCGCCCGCAACGGCGACAGCCCCATCAGCCCCGCCGTCGCCAGCCCGCGCAGATGATGCACACGCCACGACGGCAGCCAGCGCACTGCACTGCTCTGCCCGAAGGTATCACCCTCCACCCGGTAGACCACTTCTCGCCCGCCCGTCGTGTATAGGCTCACCTGCTCCGGCGCCAACGGCCACAGCGCCGACGGATAGCCGTCAGCGCCCCACTCGATTTCCGCATAGCCGTTCCCGTAGAGCAGCACGCCCACAAAGAGCAGCTGCCGCACCTCGAAGGCCGTTTGTAGTGGATTGCTCAGGTCGTGGAGAATGGAGTACAGCGGATGCTCTTCAGCCGGCTCGCGCCCGCCGTCCGCCGTGCGCCGGTAGAGCACCAGCGGCACCGAGGCCAGCGAGCGAGCGATCAGCGCTACGCACGCCTGCACCGTAGATACAGACAGCGACTCCGCCGGCGTTACATTCACCCCAGCCGCCGACCTGGACCCGAAGAGATCATAGAGCGTCATCGACGATTGCACCGGAGTTGGAGCCGCCCGCCGCGTCAGCGGCGCGAGCAACGCACGTATCACGCTCATTCAGCCCGTCCCGCCGGCGCCATCGCCAGCGTCGCCGCCAGCCCGATCAGCGCCGCGCCCGCATAGCCCAGCGTCGCCGCCAGCCCGAACGCCAAATAGACCGCCAGCCCAATCAGCAGCAGCCCCACCAGCGCCAGCACATCGGTGTTTAGAATCCGCCTCATGCCGCCAGCGTAGCACACCCGTTCGGACTGCCAGTCGCAGGCAACAAAAAACCCGGCCACCATGGGCCGGGCTCGTTATGATCACGAAGGCTAGTTCGCTAACATAATTAGCGATCTTAAACGCCGAAAAGCATCTCTATATCATCCGCCACTCGCCGCGCAATCGATCCAACAGTCCGCCACGCCTCGCGCTCTCTATCGTCCATATAAGCGTTGATCTCTTCAATCAGCGCATTGGTATATGTCCCCATTGTTCTGCCTGGTGGCGTAATTTCCGACAGTAAACACGCCATAGCGTGCGCGCGCGCCACATGAAAAGTATAACCCGGTTCCTCGTCACCGCGCAGGAGCGCCGCCACCTCGATCAAAATTCTTTCGGCGTAGATCGTTTCTGTTGCCTGAATCAATACCATAAGAATCTCCCATGCTATGCCGGCACGGGAGACGCGATACACTA